TTGTAATTCATTAAATGAAAAATTAGGAAACGTAGAAATCAATGAGAATGAGTTGTATACAACATTAGATACCTTATTGGAAAATGAAACATTAAATAACATTGATAAGAAAGTAATTGCAAAAAAGAAATTAGTAGAACATTTAACAACTAAGAAAGAAATTAAAGAATCTGAAAAATCAACATACTCAGCGAATGAAAATCTTTTACATACAGTTTTAGCAAACAACTTCAATGTGTTATATTCAAATACATTAAATGAATCTCAAAAAGAAGAATTAAAGAATATTTTATCAATGTCAAATGACGAATTAAATACTAAAACCACAGAATTAAAGGAATCAATTTTAACCCAAGTAGAAACAATATTAACAGAATCGAAAGATGTTGAATTTAATAATAAATTGAATTCGGTTAAAAATGAGGTCCAATCTATGGATACGTCCAAAATAAATTATTACAGATTAACAGAATTAAAAAATGGTCTTAATTAAGACCATTTTTTATTTGTTGAACATAGACCGCTTTCAAAACCTCTTTTCTTCTTTTAACTGAAGGTTTTACAAACTCCTGTCTTTCTCTTAACTTTTGAATTTGCTTAGTTTTTTGAACTTTTTGTTTATAAGTTCTCAACGCACTTTCTATGTTTTTTTCTTTGGAAAGATTTATTATTATCATAAATTATAAGTATATCACAAATATATAAAAATTTTTTGGTTTTACGATTATTTTTTCATATTTTTTAATAACACCATAAAATAAAAATAACATGAAAAATTAATGAAGACAGGAAAATATATTCCTTTAGGGGAATATAACGATGTAAAAATCGGTTACGGGACCGTAGATTTTAAAAACTTAAAAACAATTTACTTAAAATTAAATTCTTGGTTACAACCCGAAAATGAAACTGACGACTTTGACCACGTCATATATAGGTCAAGAAGAAAAATAAAGGAAATAGTATACGATTTAAAAACCCCATATTTTAAAGAGCAATCGATTGTTGATTTAGATATAAGAACTAAGGGTATTAAGTTAGAAAAAAGGTCATTCATGAATTTGGAGGTTACATTATACGTTGATAAACAATTTGATGTTAAATCCAAAGAACTAAAAAATACAGTAAAAAAATTAATTGAGGATATAGTCGACTCGGGATTACAGGAGAAAAAACTATTCAATTTTTACAAAACTAAAAAATAATACGGATTCTAATGTATTTATAGGAATATTAATCTATAAATGAAAATATTAGGTCCAAACGAAACGGGAAAAGGAATATTGATTGAATATGATGCAGGTCATGTTTCTCCCGATGAAAACAAACAAGTATTAAAAGAGGCAAAGGATATGGACTTTTCACAAGACCTTATCCTTTATGCCGTTTTACAAAAATACGATACCCCAAATAAGAACGGAAGGATTTATCCTGAAACATTACTTAAAAGGGAAAACGAAAAATATCAATCTCTTATTAAGAAGGGAAGTGCTTTAAATGAATTAAACCACCCTTCATCTTCACTTATCGATTTAGATAGGGTTTCACACTCAATTCTTGAGACTTGGTGGGACGGTAAAATCCTTATGGGTAAAATTAAATTATTCACATCTCCAGGTTGGAGAAAGATGGGTATTGTTTCCACTAAGGGTGATCAAGCAGCAATGTTATTAATGAATGGTGCAACTTTAGGTATTTCATCTAGAGGTGTGGGTTCATTAAAAAGTGTTAAAGGTCAGAATATAGTACAAGAAGACTTTGAATTAGTATGTTTTGATTTAGTATCCTCTCCGTCAACACCGGGAGCATATATTTTTTCTGATCCATCTGAAAGAGACCAATACCAAGAAGGTATCGAAGAAAAACCAGCATTGGACGATAGAATGAAAAAATTGATGGGGGGATTGGATAAATTTTTATCCAAATAATCAATTTTATAGGGTTCGGAATATTAAAATCTAAATTTTTATCAAAAACTAAGTATTTATATTAAAATAAAACAGCACAAATGAGCGAAAAATCTATTTTAGAACAAGCGTTACTTCAAGTACAAAATCTTGAGGAAGCCGTAAAGCAAAATGCAAAGGGTATACTTGCTTCAACAATGAAGGAAGAACTAAATCAATTGCTTAAAGAATCAGAAATGGAAGAAGAGGAAGAAACATCTGATGATGTTAATCCTGAAAGTGAGGAAACAAATGATATGTCAGAACAACCTGAAGATGAAGCAGATGATGCTGAATCAGAAGATGATTCTGAAAATGTTGACGACCTCGATAACGAAGACCCAAGTAAAGACATCGATTCATTAGACTCAGAAGTTGGTGGTGAAGACTTACCAGCTGTTGACGATGCAGGAGACGACTCATCTATGGATGACGTTGATGCAGTAGACGACATGGGTATGGACGATGATGTTATGGACATGACAGGTGCATCTGATGAAGAAGTACTTAAAATTTTCAAAGCTATGAAACCTGAAGATGGTATCGTAGTTAAGAAAGATGGCGATAACGTAGAACTTGATTTGGGTGATGACGAGTACATCATCAAATTAGATGGTGAAGATGATCTCGATGAAATGAGTTCAGGAATGGATGACATGGGTTCAGGAATGGATGACATGAGTTCAGAAATGGATGAAATGGATTCTGATGAAATGAGTTCAGATGACATGGAAGAGACTATCTACGAAATTGAATTGGGTGAGGAAGAGGAAGAAGTTGAAGAAACAGAAAAAGAGGAAGACTCTAAAGAAATTGAAGCAACTGAAGCCGCGAGAACTCAAGCAAATGACGTTAGGGGTGAAGGACCACGCCAAGGTATGAAATACAAAGCAGGTCGTCCTGAATTGAATGAAGAAGTTGAAACTTTGAAAAAGCAAAACGCCGAGTACAAAAAAGCTTTAGTTCTTTTCAAGGAAAAACTTAACGAAGTTGCAGTGTTCAATGCAAACTTAGCTTATGCTACTCGTCTATTCACAGAACATTCAACAACAAAACAGGAGAAATTGAACATATTAAAGAGATTTGATTCAGTTTCGACTATGAATGAGTCTAAAGGCTTATTCAATACAATAAAATCTGAATTAGGAACTAAAAAACCAGTAACTGAGTCAGTAGTTGATAAAATCTCTAACACTCCATCAACATCTTCTTCTCAAGAAGTATTATCTGAGTCAAAAGCTTATGAAGCTCCTCAGTTCAAGAGAATGAGAGATTTAATGAGTAAAATAAAATAATAAATAAAAAAAACAAAAACCAAATATTTTAAAATGGGAGCATTATTAGAATCAGGTATGGTAGGTAACATCGGTCTTAAGCACCTTCGTGTTATCAAAGAAGATACCATCAAAAAATGGGATGACTTAGGCTTTTTAGAAGGTCTTGACGGTCACCAAAAAGATAACATCGCGCAATTGTATGAAAACCAAGCGTCACACTTAATCAACGAAGCAGCTACAACTGATGCTTCAGGTTCTTTTGAGACTGTAGTTTTCCCAATTATCCGTCGTGTATTCTCTAAATTATTAGCAAACGACATCGTTTCAGTACAAGCAATGAACTTACCAATTGGTAAATTGTTCTTCTTTATCCCTAAAATCTCTGAAAGAGATGGTGGTACAGATCACAGAGCACCTTATGGTTTCCCTAACGCTGGTGGTAACGGTGACTTCACTGGTAAAAACCTTTACGATCGTTTCTATGAAGCGTCTGACGCAAACGACCAAGGTTTATTTGACTACTCTAAAGGTAAATTCTCTTCTGAGCCTTTAACTATTGTAGACTTAGTAACATTCTCAAACGGTGTTCCAGGTGTAGCAAGTGCAATCGGAACAGGTGAGACTGCTTCAAGTGTAATCTTGAAAATCTCTGGTTTCACTGCTGCTGGTGCTGGTAAATTAGTAGGTCCTGCAGGTAACGAAATGGACACTGAAGAATTTTTAGCTTCATTAGTAGTTTCTTGTAACCAAGTTAGTGGTCACACTGCAAATTTCGCAGCATTACCATTTAACATTGTAACTCAAAAATACGGTAAAGGTATCGTTGAGTATGGTGCAAAAGCTGCCGGTACAACTGGTAGTTTCTACGACGTGTGTGATGCTGAAGGTATCATCTACGTAAGTGTTGATTTAGAAGCATATGATGCTACTGCAGGTTTCTCTGGTTACGAAGTAACTGGTTCTCCTTTAGCAAAAACTGACTTCGCAGCAACTTATCGTTTATATGAGTCATTAGAATTCGAAGAAGAAATCGGTGAAGTAACTTTTGATTTACAATCAGTAACAGTTTCTGTAACTGAAAGAAAATTAAGAGCTAGCTGGTCTCCTGAATTGGCTCAAGACGTTAGTGCATTCCACAACATCGATGCTGAAGCTGAATTAACAGCTTTATTATCTGAGCAAATCGCAGCAGAAATCGACCGTGAAATTTTACGTGACTTACGTAAAGGTGCGGCTTGGAAAGCTAAGTGGGACTACAACGAGTGGAAATACGGTAACAACGGTAATTCATTCGCTGGTTACACTCAAAAAGACTGGAACCAAACATTAATCACTAAGATTAATCAAATTTCAGCTCAAATCCACAAAACTACTTTAAGAGGTGGTGCTAACTGGATCGTTGTATCTTCAGAAGTTTCTGCAGTATTCGATGATTTAGAGTATTTCCACGTATCTAA